TGATGTCTGAAAAATGCACCTAGATGTCCAATAAACTGTTGGACAATTTCTGATTCGTTAGGTACGTGGGTGGTGTACTGTTCCTTCTTTTTGACCACAGGCTTGGCTTCAGCGGTGGGTAATGGCTTGGCCTTGCCTCCAAAGAGCCCTGAAAAGAATCCCCAGATTGTTTTGGTATCGTTGGTGATTGTTTTAATGTCATCTGTTGCCTTTTTTATCTTTTGTATTGCTACACGACCGTCGTTCAAAGCCTCGCAGCAGTACGATATGCCATCGTAGGCGGCTTGCATGGCCTTGAAGGCCAGTCCAATCGTTAATGGATCGAACACATTACTTTTTCAGGAACTGTTCCCAAAACAAAACAACAGCACTTATGCCAGCAATAATCCAAAGGATAGGTTTGGCAGCCTTAGCAAGCCATTCAAGAACAATGAAAGCACCCTGTAAAGCTTTAAAGCTTTCTACAAGTACTTTGGTGTTTTTGTCAATTTCATCTACCTTACCTTCTACGGTAATTAGACGATCATAGATTTGTTGGTGAGTTACTTCCATAGTTATCTCGGTGGTGGTACTGCTTTTGAACGCTGGGTTTTAGCCCAGTCAGTCAGATAATAAGGGCTTCCTAGTTTAGCGGCTTCTTGATATCTTTCAGGTGGAACGACAGGCGCACCAGCTTCAGTAGGGGTTAGGGCTTGCTTGACTTGTCCAACGCCCGGTATGTAGTCCGTAGCGACATCAGCAGTACGCATAGCAGCTTCACCATACTTACCTTGTTGGGCAGCTTTGGCAGCGTCAGCAATGCTCATTAATAGCAATGCAGGACCACCAGCTTTAATTGCTGGGTTAATCAAGTTTTTACCAGTGCGTAGTTTGTTATCTGTAATGGTTGCTGGAACACCTAGTTGACCGTATGTTCCACCTTGTGGATTTGCAACGCGTATGCCTTCTAGCTTCTGTCCTAGTGGGCTATCAGGAGGTAAAGCTTTAACTGCTGGGTTAATCTGCTTTTCATAATTGCCATACGGACCAACCATCTCACCTGCATTAACTTCCTTGCGAATCTCTTTCATTACTTGAGAGCCCCAAGAGTTGTACAGGTTGTTGTCACCAGCGCCAGCACCCAAGATACCAAACTTACCATTAACCTCTAGCTGTTTAGCAAGATCAGGGTATTGAGTAGCAAAGGCTTCAGCATTGCGTTTAGCAGCAGCACTCATGCCTTCAGGCCACTGTATATTTCCACCCGCATCTTTAGTAAAAGTTTTAACTTTACTTTCAGCTTTGGTTGCTTCAGTTTGTTTATTGATGGAAGCATTGCGTTTAGCTTGCTCAACCAGTGTCATGTCTTTAGGTGGGTTGCCAACGTCTACGTTTTGTACCGGAGGCTTGGTATCAATGGCAGCTTGATCTACAGCCAATTCTTGGGCAAATGTTTGGGGGGCTGGTTTTCCTTCAGCCATTTTTTGTCTTAGGGAGTCATAGACTTTGTTGGCTGCGCTACCAACAGCACCAGCAGCTTTTTCAGTAGCTTTGTAGCCACCATAAAGCATAGCGCCTGTTGCCGCTCCAGCAGCAAGTAAGCCACCACCAGAAGCTAACATGTTTGGCACTTCAGCTTTAAAGTCTCCTATCTGTACAGGAAACGTACTGGCCTCTTTAACCTTTTCGTCAAACTTGCCTTTGATGCCAGTACCTTGTTTTGCATACTCAGCATCCATTTCAGCGGTTACTTTGTTAGCAGACTCTGTAGCAGCAGATGGAGGTGCAACAGGAGTTTTTAATTCTGCATCAATATCAGCGTCTGAGTATCCAGCAGCTTTAGCTTCTGCTCTAAATTTTGCTTCATCAAAAGCCATGATTAGCCTCCATTTTTCTTCTTGAGTTCAGATAAAGAAGGCCGTGCAGGTGGTGCAGCAGGTCCAGCAGGAGCGCTTGCTCTTGTTGTATCTGTTGGTTTGGTAGCAGGTCTAGTATTCTTGGCTACGTACTCAGCGTCCATAACTCCATTAATCAAATTAGAGTAATGATTACGAATTTCTTGTGGTGTCTTTTGCTTCAGATAGTTAGTGGCAATCTCGCCCGGTGCTGGCACGGTGTTGGTTTCCTCGTAACCTTTTTTTGCATCATTGCGATATTTAATGTAGCTATCCATCTGATCGGCATTTTGCAAAGCCTGTAACGATTGAGCCATTACCTGCGCTTGTTTATCAACAAATGATGCTGATGTAGGCAAAGAAATAAAAGCTGGTTTGCCATGCAATCTTTCTGCATTAACTATTTCTCGTCCCATTGTTTGGCTGTTTTCTATAACCCTACGAAGCTTTTGTGCTTGTACAGGATTAAGTTGTCCAAGACGTTCTGCCTCTGCAATACTAGCCATTGTCTGAGAAGCATTTTGTGTAGCCTCTCTGTTAATGTTTTCAGTATCAGTTTGTGCTTTCAGCTTGCTTATGCTGACGTTATATTTGTTATCACTGCTTTGTAAATACTCACCATTAGCACTCATTTTAAGAACAGTATTAGGTGGCACTCCAAGAGTTCCAGCCATCTTTTCTGTAACAGTAAAGCTTTCTCCTCGACCAACGCTGTCGTTTATTTGATTAAATATGCTTTTACCGTTAGATGAAGCATTAGCTTGACCAAGGGATTGACTAACAGAACCAACAATCTTGTTATACAAAGGAGCTGGTATATCTGTTTTTACTTTGGTTAGAAAATCAAGGTTTTCTTGGTGGAATTGCTTTTGACCTTGAAATATTTGATTCCAAGTAGTTGCAGCATCTTCATCTTTCAAAAATGTTGCATTGTTTGCTGTTTGTGTTTCTTTAGTAAGTTTGCCTTTGAGGGTGTTTTCCCATGAAGATATGCCGCCTACACGTTTGGCGTACTCTTCTTTTGTAAGGGGTCGTTTTTCTTTACGATCAAAGTATGAAACTGCTTCACCAAGTTCGTTGGTTTTTTCTTCTATTTGATTTCCAGCATTGTCATAACTAATAGTTGTTTTTATGTTGCCACCAGTCACTTGCAATAAGGCAGCTTTTTTATCTCCCATTACATATGCAAGTAAGGCAGTGCCCCATTGAGGACGGTCAGCAACAGTCTGGAATTGTTTAGCAATCTCTACACGGCCTTCTGGTGTTCTAGTACCGCCAGCTTTATCAATAGGATTTACAAGTTGACCAAACTCGGCAGCACGGCTTTGAATTCCTCTGGCAGCACCTAGCGCTACTTCAGCAGCAGGAGTACCAATGTTGTCTTTAGCAATGTTGGTTAACTGTTTTACATCACGGTTAGCCAATGCATCATCTTCCCTTTGTGTAGGGCTAGGTTCTACAACAACTTGTGCAACAGGCATAGAAGTAGGCGTTGCAACAGTAGGAGGCGCTAAAGGCGCTGCCGCTGGTTGGGCTACTGGTGGTGCTATTGGGTCTAATACTTCAGGCATATTCTTCCTTTATCCCATTAGAAACATTGAAGCAAGTTTCATTAAATCAGGGCCTTGCGAACCTCCACCCATAGATGGAACAAATTGTTTAGCAGATGCGTCTGCCATAGTTTTTTGTTGTTGGCTTTGACCAGAATCTGATCCATGCCAATCACCGTCTAACAATCTTGATCCAGCATCATTAGGCTTTATTAAAGGCACATATGGTTGATCAGCTATGCCAGTACCATTTTTAATGGTCATACCCGTATTAGGCACTACAGGCGCAGGATACGAAATAACAGGCGCTACAGGCGCAGGTGGAGCATTTGGAGCAACAGCACCTGTAACAGGACTAGCTTGTGGCATAGCAGTAGTTGGCTTAGGCTCTGCGTACCCCCAAGTGCCCTTTTCATCTTTGGACACACCGATGCTGTTTAGATAGTCTTTTAGGCCAGACTTATCTATGGCGTAGGCAGTAGCCCCAGTCAAAATGTCTTTACCTAAACCACTAGAGCCCCCCTCGGAGCCAAACTGGCTAAGGCCAACATTTGCAAATGGATTTTTATCAGCCATGTTTTATCCAATTCTGGAACTTTTGCCAGATGTTTGAGTGCCTTGAGTACCAGCAAAGCTAGGTGTTGTAGAGCCTTGAGGCGTTCCATAAATAACAGAAGCATATTTAGCCAACACATCTTGCGGAGTCATGGCATATCCAACGCGAGAAGCCGCTGCTTGATTAGCAGCAGTAATGTTTTGTCCACCAAGAGTAGCAAGTTGACTTGCTGCTGCGGCCTTATTGGCTTGAACTCCAGCCCTAGCACTAGCAGCAGCAGTGGCTTGACGTTGTTCTTGAAGACTGGCTAAGTTAGCGTTGGCAAGGGCAGAACGAGCAGAACCAAGTCCACCAGCCGCACCATAGCTAGCAGTTTGCTGATTAACTAACTCTCGCCCAGATTCACGACCAGCTTGCAAAGCGGCATCAACTTGTTCTTGTTCATAATTAGGGTCAAATAAAGAAGCAAGACCAGACATACCAGTCATTACACCGCCTGTCCCAGCTATTTCGCTAACGGCTCCAGTGCGACCTGCTACGTCAGAAGCAGTATTAGCCGCGCTAGTTGCACTACCTAAAGTTCGACCATATACATCTTGTGCTTGACCAATGGTTTTTTGATAGGCAGGAAGAAATGTGTCTGTCAAAGCGCCAGTTTGCGCCCTAAGCAAGTTTTTTTGTTCTTCTGTTACGACTGGTGCGGATGTAGAACTACCTTTTGAACTTCCCATGATTACGCTCCTTTACCTTTAGCTTGCGCTTGATTAGGTTGTTGTTGACTATTATCCCTCATACCCACAGTATTGGGGTACAGGTTTGGCTGTCCTACACGGGGTTGACCAGAGGTTGCTGAGTTAGTTACAGCACCACCTTTACCCATTGCTTGTCTAGGCGCTCCACTATTTATGCCATGCGCGTTCATTGGAGACATTCCAGTTGGTAATTCTTGATTAGGTAAAAAAGGTTGCGGCTCTGGTTGCTCAGGCATAAGAGACTGCGGCTCGGCTTGATTAGGCTGGTAAGGTTGCGCTAAAGGCTGTCGATTGTTTACAGCGTTTTGTTGTAACTGTTGATAAAATTGCCCAATAGACCCCCCTTTACCAGAAGTTTGAGAGGGTAAATTCTGTTGATTAGGGCTTTGTTGTACTTGCGCTGAATATCCCATATTTACTCCGTTGGCTTAGTAGGCCAAATTATGTTTGCTGGATAACCCGACTGGGCTGTTATATCTCTTAGTGCCTGACGATATGTAGCCCATTGTTCTTGTTGTTGTTGGGTCAACGGGCCATTTGGAAGTTGCGTCCAATCTGACTTGAATAACAGATTGCTTCTTTGAGCAATTATTACTTCTTTTAGCAATTCAATATTTATAACCCAAGATTTGCTTGAGTAATTAAATTCATGCTGATTGCTAGGTCTAGCAGGTATATCAACTAATTGCTCGTTATCAATATATTGATTTACAGGATCAGATTGGATTTCAAGCAAAGCACATCCATCAGGCACATTTTGAATAGAAACATCAAAACAAAACCCTGATTGAGTTATTTGACCAGTCGCAGTGTTATAGATAGTAAAGTTCATCGTTTTAAACCTAACACTTGAACTGCTGTTGAACCTGCGCCAGCGTTGTAAGTTACCGTAAAGGTATAACTTCCAGTACTTGGCGCTGTGTACACAACGCTTACTGGGGTTGCTCCAGCGTAGCCTATGCCTGTAGCGGCATCTGCACCATAGTTTGTTCCAACCGTCACCAAAGTACCAGAAGCTGCACCACTGACACTTAATGATGTATCTCTACTTATCAAAACAAACGATCCTGTTGGGTAACTTGTACTGCTATAGCCACTTAAATACACTCTATCACCAGCGGTTAACGATACGGTTACGTTTGCCCCGCTACTGCCACTAGTGCTTCCATTTGAAGTAGTTATAGCGTTAGCAACAACATTGGCAGTTCCAATTAGTGATCCATTAATTGAAAGGTTGGTATTGTCAAAAGAGATATTTGTTGTTGCGTTACCAAGTACAAATCTTCCATTGGAGTAAAGGTGCGTACCAGAACCAGTCATGGTGGCTCCACTAATTGCCGGAGAACTTCCTACTGTTATGTCACCTGCTGTAATGCTTCCAAGATCAGCCGCAATTGCAGATAGTTGGGCAACACTAAGATTGGCGGCAACTATGGTGGCAGCAACAATAATGTCGCCAGTAATGTAACTTTGAAATACTGCCCAACCTGTAGTGTATTTATAGACTATAGAAGATATGCCACTGTTGTAGTTAACAGTACACATGTCGTTAGCAATAGGCGTTCTTCCTATGGCAGCAATACATTCAGCATCTGTTGGTGCAGTAGAACTGTTAGTTATACGGATCACTACAAAGTTAGCAGGACCGTTAGCACCACTGATTACATCTAAGTCAATAGCAGTAGCAGGATCAATTACCCAGCCTGTATTAGGCGTAGAAGTAGCCACAGCAAACTGAATTTGTCTGCCACCAGTAGTTATGTAATAGAGGTACTTGGTTGACCCAAAACCACCTGCTACTAGCGACCAAAGATAGTCAACAGGGTTAGTAGACTCAGTACTTGAATCAGAGTTTCTGATGCCGTAATACAGTCTTCCAGTAGGTGTATTGCTGAAGTTAACAGTGCCATCAAAGCTGTCAGCGTACTTAACTGATATGTACTTGTACAGGTATCCAGTAACAGCACCTGTAGGACCCATTACCTGTCCTGTACTTGGGTCTGCCTCTACAGTCTGCGTAAAGTTACTAAGGAGGTAATTAACCGCCTCTGAGACTTCAGAAGCTGTTGGATTGCCGTCAAGAAAGAATGGCATTAGTACGCATCCTCTGTAATGGTGGCTTGCCAATTAAGTGCAGAGACATTCCATGTGTCTGTCGCATCATTGGACTCAATCTTTACAGCCATAGTCCTAACAGTATTTTGTTGAGTGGTTACCCAAGGGTTGTCTGTCACTATGTCTGTTTGAACAGATGTTCCGTATGTCGGTGTTTGAGCAGTAGAGTTAGCGCCACCTACAGAAATTGTCACTCTTCCCGTTCCAGCAACTTCTGGAAGTATTCGGTGAGCATAGACTTTTGCTGAATAAGGAACAGGTCCTTCAGCAGTCTGTAATGCAACATTTGTACGTTCAAACAAAGCAGGAATAGCAGAACCAGCAAAAGCATTGGTTATGTTAGTTTGTCTTAGCTTGGAGCCACTAACATTTCCTCGCGCATAAGAAACGGTTCTAGAAGCATAGTTAAAGCTAGACCCGTTGTAGACAGGCGCTTCGGTAGCCATACAAGCGCTAGCCACATCTCTTGGAGCATTCCACAACTTTAGGTCATATCTCCAAGACAGCATCTTGTTACACCAACCCGTGGATGTCAGGTCAGGGTAATAAATTTCTACTCTATTTTTTAATGTATTGTTGACCATAAATATACGGGCAGCATAAGTCTGGTTTAGGTTAGCAAAAAAGTAATTCTTAACTTTTTGGTTGCCAAGTGAATGAAATTCAGAACCATCAAAAACCCAAATATCTCTACTATCCACACCATAAACTTCCGAGTCTGTGTTTACCCAGCAATTATTGTTTAACAGACCACGACCTTGGTTAAACAAGCGAACCCCAAATACTGGGGCTGTAGAGTTTTGATAAGCAATAGGCGAAAGAACAACCGTATCCCAGTAACTACAAATGTAAAAGTTAGCACCAAGAAAAAAACCGTCAATGATCGGGCCACGAACAGGAATCTCTGTTTCATTGGCTACGTTATTGAGAGTAGGCGACCAAGTGGCAGGAACGCCTGTATTGGCAAAAGCCTGTGACCAGCGAATAGTAGTCGGATAGTTGGTTACGATGCTGGCATTAGTCTTAGTCAAGTTACCAGAAACCAATATGTTTCCCACATTAGGGGAAGAATAGTTACGTACAAAAGCAGCAGTTACTGCTGTTACGCCTAAACTAGCTTCATAGTTCCATACATAGTTATCGGGGGCTTGATCGTATATGTACATTTCTGTAGCAGTCTGCAAAAAATACATTGGCGGGCGCAAGGTATCGTTCATAAAGAAAACGCCACCAACCACAGAAAAGGTAATATTTACATCATCTGAATAGCCAGACAAGGCAACATTGGGATTAGCCCCAACGCCCGGTGTAATGTTTGACACCCCAGCAGCAGTAATCTTGTACCACTTACCCTCGCGTGTGGCGGCAATATAGGTCCATTCCGTCCCACGGAATCCTCCTTCAAGAAATACAATATTCCCAGTTACCGTACCAAGTATTTCTTGTTCACCAGAAACCTTACGAATACCTCTTACATCACATTCAACATTAAGGCCAGAGTTATATTCATTAGCAGACAAAGCGTTGCTTGGAATGTCTGGCGTAAACGACATTTGGGCAAAAGGAGTTCGCAGTGGTGTGTAATTGTCAGCCATGACTTCCCCATATCAGATAGCCCTGATTCTAAGGCTTTCTACTAATTACAGGTACGGCAGTATTTCCTCTGGCTTTACAAAAGCATCAACATTGAATTCATAGGCATCCCACCAAAGGAACTGGTTGCCTACCAAGTAAGACCTGTCTTTCAAAAGGTTGGTGTTTTCTGGATGACCAAATATCAATGGATCAGACACAGACCACAGCACAATACCGGGCTTGCCTTCAAGCCACCCTAGATGTTGCAAGAAGCTATCACACGATATCCATGTACGGCATTCCTTTAGCAAGGCTTTAAGGTCGGCTAAAGGTAGGCTTGTACGGAAGTCTGGAACTAACTGTCGTTCACCCTCTATCCCAATCTGGACAATAGGCTCATCAATCAAGTTAATCAACTCTTCCCAATATGGATAGTTTTTAGGGTTTACCCTGCCACTTAGCAATGCTTTAGAAAAAGGTGAGATAACTATCATAAGTACATCTTTTCAAAGGCTTTTTCTATACTTTCTGTCCATTTCCATTTATCCATCTTGGCGTAAATATTCCACGGATCGATGTTTCCAAACAACATTTGAGCCTCAGCTATAGAGTGTCCAGCAACCACTTCTTGGTAACAGGTAAACACCAAGGGGTTTTTGACCTTTGGCAAAACCTTGCTAAACACCAAATGGTCGCCAAGGCCACAGTTAAGGATTACAACCGTGTGGCCCTTAAAGCGCATGTAGTTTTTAAAGATTTGCTCATCATGCTCATACATTTCCTGCTTGGTTTCGCTGCGGATACCGCCATTAGGATTTTTTAAATGCCAACAAATTGCATTTGGAACTGCAAATATGTCATACCCTTTTTGGTGTAGGCCGTAGGTAAACAGAGTTTCCTCCCTGTGCGCGACCCTTGATAGACCTAGGTTGTAGTCTTGGATGCCAGCCCTGTAAAGAAACGAGCAATGCAGGTGTTCTACCTTTTTGTAGGTTTCTATCATCCCCCATTGGATATTTGGTTCGTAGTTGATGTTGTCTATCTTGCCTGTAACCAAAGATGTGTCCATGATTGGTGGTGTAAGGATAGAACCACCTACAGCACCACACTTAAGGAAAGATGTATAGGAATACAGGCGTTCTAAGACATTAGGCTCTGGGATAGCATCATCATCTACTCGCCACACCCATTCATAGCCCATGTTGTTTGCCATCTGGTGGATATGGTGTTGGCCTTTTTTACCAGCATAGACCCATTCCCACGGAATTCCTTTAATGTCTAACATCTGAAAGAAGTAGTTGTAAACCAACTCTTTACGCATGTCTTGAGGCTCATCGTTGTCATCAAAGATAACAAGCTTATCGACCTTTTTGGTCTGGCTAATGATGGCCTGAAGAGTTAGGGGTAGGGTGGTGAAATAGCGCCCCCTAGTCGCTACGGAGCATAAAACCCTAGACATTACCGCACCCAGATTTCTTGCGCCAAATTTAAATCACGGTAATTAATGTAGTTGCCATATTGATCTACGCCATCCCAGCAACCAACCTTGGTTTGTTTTATTTGTCGCAAACCAAAACTTTGTAATTTATTTCGAATGATGTCAATACCTTTGTATACAGGGTGCAAATCGCCATGTATTTCAATTGCTACTGTGCTTATGCGATCCATATCTTGGAAATCAGCGTTTAGCAAAATGTCGTACTCACCCCCCTCACAATCCATTTTTAGAAAGATGTTGTCGCCTTCTGCCATTGACAACAAGTCTTTTAAAGAAATTGTAGAAATCTCTTCGTATTTATCGCTAGTGTTATACACACTGTTGTGACCAGTTTTTTCGTGCAAAGCAATTTTGACCATGTTGCCAGACTCATTTGATGCAATGTTCTGATTAACAACAATGTTTTGGGTTTGCGCTTTTTCAATGTTGCTTTTAAATATTGCAACAGTAGATGAAACAGGCTCTACTGCAATAACTTTTTTTGCGCCAAGTTTAGATGCAAAAATAGAAAATGTTCCAATGTTTGCACCTATATCAATTACTTCACGATCTTTTAAGATTTGTTTACTAACGCCATAAATGTTTTCATTTACAACTTCATTAAAGTGTTCGTTTGCTTCTTGACTAAGATCGCTCATCCATCTGATTTCATCTTTAACTTGTTTGCTGTTATATTTTTTGGCAAGGCGTTCTGAGTTTTCTTTAAAAATCTTGTCCCAACCTTGTACCAACTCAGGGTCGTGCATTGTGCCTTCACCCTTGTGGTAGATAGGAAAGCCACCCGTGTATTGAATGCCTTCCCACTTTTTGTTTAGCACTTCAATAACTTCAAAGCCAGCGTTTTCAGCTTCAATGCAAAACTCTGTATCTTCTCCACCGCCTACGCCATATTCTTCGTTTAACAAGCCAATGCGGTCAAACACCTTACGGTGAACCATGACGCAAAAGAAAACAGCAAAGTCTCTACCTGCTGGCTCTGATGCACCTTTGATAATGCAAGATATTCCACAGTTTGGATAGTTTTCAAATGGCTTGTCAAACAGACGTAGCCAGTAGTTCTTATCTTGTTCTAGAAAGACTGTGTCATTGTTTAACAAGATGATGTACTCACCCGCACTAACTATGATGCCTTCATTGGTGGCCTTGGAGTACCCCAGTGCTTTGTCGCTCCACACTACGCGCAGGTGCGGTATTGCAGAATGTAAATAGTTTAGATAGGCTTGTGTGTTATCTGTACACCCATTAGCAGAAATGACCAACTCTACGTCAGTCATGTCTGTGTACTTGATTATGGAATCAATGCAGGGTTTTAGATACTTTTCACAATTGTTATACGTTGGAATTACTATGCTATATCTCATGCTTTCCTTTACTATGGTTTGGGGTATTTTGCCTTAACCGCCTGACAATCGGCAATGTATTTGGCAATCTGTGCTTGGTCACCTTTGGCTATGCCATCCAAATAGTCAGTCATGGGAGGATACTCCGCTTGACGTTTGGCTATGTAGGCATGAGCATCTATGTAGGCTTGAACTGCTACTGCATCGTAAGTAATGGGGTTGTCGTTAGCGTCAAAGGCATCGTCACCACGGATAGTAACGACAGCAGAATTGACTGCACGAATTGCTTGATGTTTGTTCATGCTGCTATCTCCATAAGAACAAAGGTATGAATAGCGGCTGCGCCCCAACCAACAAAAATAGTATTGCTTGCACCAGAAGTTTTATGGTAGATCGCGTAAGTTGTTGATGATGTTGTTGCAGGAGAATCTACATAACTTATTGTGAACGGAAGCCAAAGAGAAATACTATTGTTTTGTGTCATTCCATCTGAACCACCTAGGTTTGTAGAATTTCTATAAAGTGTTTGAATTCCATAATTACCGCCTGTGCCTGCATTCCAATTTACACCCATAAACACAGCGTATACCTTGCTTGATGCGCTTGATGGCGTTATAGATGCAGAAAAATTAGTAGTAACAAAAGTTGTGCTTGCTGTTGATGCTGTAGTGGCTGTCAAATTAGCAGGAACCACTTGCAACACAGACCCCGTAGGTAATGTACCCCTTGGGATGGTTTGTGTTCCTGTGAGTTGACTAGCAACTATGCTTTTATTAGTAAGTGTCTGGGTATCAGTTGTACCTACTACAGCACCAGCAGGGTTACCTACCCCACCAGCAGGAAATGTAACACCAGCCGTGCCGTCAATGATTGTGGTCATTAGTTAATCTCCGCTAATTGTGCGTCTGTGGCAATCCATGCCAATGTAGATTCGTTCCATTGATAATATTTATTATCAGTGGGCATTAAAACTGGCGCATTCCATAGACAAGTGGTTTCGTTTAAAACCCAACTTGCAAATGGCTTTGGCGGTATAAATGCATCGCGCTGACTATCGTAGGTATAACCAATACCAGCACAGTTTTTTCGTATGCGTTTGTTATAACTTGTTTGCTTCCAGTTTCCACCAAGCAAAGATTGACAAAAAGCAATGCCCTTGGCTTCGCTCTCTATGCCGTTATCTAGTAAATCTTCATTTGATACTGAAATTACTTGAATAACAATGTTTTCGTCATTGAGTTGTGCAAAGTACGCCATCAGAATGTAATACTCCCTGTGTCGTTAAATTTGTATGTTCTATAACCACCAGAAACAGTAATTGTTGGTGAACCTGTTGTTGCTGTTGCTGCTGGATATGTGTCTGCGTAACGAATAATTACAACACCTTTACCGCCATTTCCACCCGCTTGCCAAATACCACCAGATGTATAACCCCCGCCACCTCCACCACCGCCTGTGTTTGCATCTCCTGCGTAACCAACATAACTACTAGCAGAATCTCCTCCCTTACCGCCACCACCATTGCCACCAGCACCGGGTGTGGTAATACCAAATACGGCTGTAGCACCAGCACCACCACCACCAGCATAGAAAGTGCCAATGCTATTCCAGTTAAGACCAACACCGCCAGCACCTTCTGTGGTAGTTGTGCCTGTTCCTCCTGCTGCACCAGCACCGCCACCACCGCCACAACCATAATTAGGAGAGCCTGTATTTTGACCACCGTTGTTGCCCTGACCAGAAGTGCCTAATGCGGCTGAATATGTGGGAGCGCCACCAGAACTACCAGCACCACCGCCAGAACCACCCGCACCGCCAGCACCACCACCACCGCCATAACCACCACCTTCGGATGTTATGGTGCTAAATACTGAATTACTGCCTTTTGCGCCATTTCCTCCACCAGTAGGACCGCCAGCGCCAAATGCGCCAACAGTGACAGTTATTGGTGTTCCAGCAGAAACGGCAAACCCTGTTGCTGTTCTATATCCACCAGCACCACCGCCACCGCCAAAAGCAGTACCACCACCGCCACCGCCAGCAACAACAAGATATTCAACAGTTGGAGTTACACCAGCACCACCAGCCAAAAAGAAGTTTTTAGAGGCAAACATTACGGTGTATATCCTTGAGCAGCAGAGCCATACCAGTTAGTTCCATCAGCAATAAAAGTAAGAATGTCCATCTTTCCTGCTGTTGCTGTAATGGTTGGTGCGCCAGCCGTTCCCCATTTAACACTTGTAAATGTTGCCGTTCCGTTTCCTGTGGTTGCTGCTTGCTTTAGCAACAAAACAAAAGACTTTCCCGCCACGTTTGAAGGCATTGTGAATGTGCAAGCCGTAGATGCCGTCAGAGTTGCAGTTTGTACTGTACCGCTAGTCAACACCAAAGTAGACGAACTAGTCACTGTGCCAATAGCTACAACAGACTCAACATAATTGGTAACTGTGGGGTTTGTTAGGGTTTTGGCAGTTAACGTCTGAGTAAGGTCAACCCCAACCAATGTGAAGTCTGAGTCAGGAACTGTAATGGCTCTGTTTGCCGTTGGTGAGGCTGTTATTGTTGAGGTGAAATTTGTTGATCCACCACTTAAAGCTATTGCCATAATTTTTCCTTAAAAAACTACCCAGCGTTGACCGCTAGAAACTGTTACAGATACACCATTTGCTACTGTTACTGGTCCTACAGATTGGGCGTTTGAGCCTATAGGTATTGTATAACTAGAATTAATTGTTGCATTGTTTAAAACAAGCCCATTGGTTGCTATTAGCTGTGAGGCTTGAAGGTCACCAGTGCTAGGTTTATACAAATACTTGGTATTACTTGTATAAAGCGTTGAAACAGTCCCAGAGGTTGCATCCGCAAATGTTGGGTAAAGATCGGTTGCAGTAGTCGTATCGTTGGATATGCCTAGACTTGATCCACCCGCACCGCTATACCCAGAAAACCCACTAAAGCCAGAAATTCCTAGTCCGGAGTAACCGCTAGCGCCAACAGCGCCTGAATACCCGGAAAAGCCTGAATAACCAGAAAAGCCAGAATAACCACTTCCACCACCGCCAGAAGAATAAGCTACTTGCCCGGGTGCTGACCAAGTAAGGGCAGTTGTGGCAGCAGAGTTAACTATTGATATTGACAGCCATACAAGGTTTGTAGGGTTTGCTGGAGGAATCTGACTCCAACCCGCTGGCGGTGTTCCAGTAGCCGTTGCAAAGTCCCATGTGCCCCCTGTAGGAGTTGCAGGTTGAGATGCGGCAACTTGAAAAATAAACCATTCAAATATTGACTTGGAAGCATTAGATGTAGGAAGGCCATATAGCCCTGCTGATTGGGCTACACCTCCATAAATGCTTGCTGTTGTCATTACATTCTTTCTTTTAAAAAACTACCCAACGCTGACCACTGGTAACTGTTACTGATTGTCCATTAGCCACAGTTACTGGGCCAACAGAAAAACCATTGTTTCCACTAGCAATTGTGTAACTTACACTGACAGTTGTGTTGTTTATATTAATACCATTGCTTGATATTTGTACTGGAGCAGTCAATTCGCCTGTACTTGGTTTGTACAAGAGTTTGGCATTGCCAGTATTGAAAGTGCTTACTGTGCCAGTTGTTACGCTTACGAAAGTTGGGTAAACATTGGTTGCGGTTGTTGTGTCATTGGTGATGGAAATGCTGGCTGCGCTTGAACCGCTATAGCCTGATATACCACTAAAGCCAGAGACTCCAGAGCCAGAGTATCCAGATATACCGCTACCAGAATATCCGCTTCTTCCTGAATATCCACTTGTTCCAGAGTAACCAGAAATACCAGAGTATCCGCTTATGCCTGAAAAACCAGAAGTTCCTGTAGCGCCATTTGTACCATTGCTACCTGAATAACCGCTAATGCCAGAAAAACCGCTAGTGCCTGTAGAACCATTAGTTCCATTGGCTCCAGAATATCCGCTTATTCCAGAATAGCCTGATATGCCAGAAAAACCGCTAGTGCCTGTTGCGCCATTAGTTCCATTAGTTCCTGAATAACCAGATATCCCTGAAAACCCACTTGTACCGTTAGTACCATTTGTTCCGTTAGTACCTGAATATCCACTTCTTCCAGAATAACCAGAAATACCTGAGTACCCGCTAATTCCAGAATATCCAGATATGCCAGAACCTGAATACCCAGAAATGCCTGAGTAACCCGATATTCCAGAATACCCAGAAATTCCTGAATAGCCACTTGTACCAATACCAGAATAACCTGATATTCCTGAACCGCTATACCCTGAAATACCTGAGTAACCAGAAATTCCGCTGTAACCAGAAATGCCAGAATAGCCTGATGTTCCTATTCCAGAATAGCCACTAACGCCTGATCCTGAATAGCCAGAAATGCCCGAGTAGCCACTGATACCAGAATATCCTGATATGCCCGAATACCCACTTGTGCCAATTCCTGAGTAGCCACTAATGCCACTACCTGAATAGCCTGATCTTCCAGAATAACCACTAATTCCAGAGTATCCACTGATACCAGAATACCCGCTGATTCCTGAATAGCCAGAAATTCCACTGCCTGAGTATCCCGATATACCGCTTCCCGAATAACCAGAAATGCCAGAGTACCCAGAAATGCCAGAGTAACCTGAAATACCTGAGTACCCCGATATACCGCTATATCCTGAAATTCCAGAATAGCCCGATATACCTGAGCCTGAGTAACCTGAAATTCCAGAGTAGCCACTTATGCCTGAATAACCTGATATGCCGCTGTATCCAGATATGCCTGAGTAACCACTAATTCCGCTTCCGCTGTAACCAGATATTCCAGAGCCTGAGTAACCAGACAATCCTGAATAGCCACTAATCCCTGAATACCCACTGATACCTGAGTAACCAGAAATTCCTGAGTAACCAGAGATGCCACTGTATCCGCTTAACCCGCTATACCCGCTTTGGGTATACATCACTTGGGTGGCAGTCAAGATTACAGAAGGTGTTAATGGATATGTTGCATTGCCAGCAAGAGTTTCAAGGTAGACATTTGCATTTGTTGTATTCCAAAAAAGCTGGAACACATCATTTACTGCAACATCTAAAACATAGTTAACAGTTAAAACTTCAGACGAATATGCGCTACCTTGTTTGTCTGGCACATCAAAATGAGTGTTGCTATCTGCAACATTAGTCCCATTTTTCTTTAACCAAACTTGCGTAGTGCCTAAAGCTGTGCTGTGATTTGTAAACTGAATGGAATAGGTAATGCTATAAGTTCCAGCATTAGCAAATTGCCATTGGCTTGCAGATATAAGATTTACGCCACTGCTTCCAGATGTTGTGTTTAAAGTTACAGCAGTAGGCGTATTGGCGGTTGTTGTTTGATTTGTGGTGTCGTAGAACGAACCATACGCACCAATAGTTCCACCTAGTCCAGCAGAACCGCTATAACCCGACCTACCAGAGTATCCTGATATACCGCTTGCCCCGCTGTATCCAGATATGCCTGAAGCACCTGAATAACCTGAAATGCCTGATCCAGAGTAACCAGATGTGCCTGAGTAGCCAGACGTACCAGAGTAACCGCTTACACCAGAACCTGAATACCCTGAAGTTCCTGAATACCCAGATATGCCTGAATAACCGCTTATGCCTGATCCGCTGTAGCCAGAAATACCAGATGCTCCCGAGTAACCTGATGTACCCGAATAACCCGATACGCCAGAACCTGAGTAGCCTGACACGCCTGAACCAGAATAGCCAGAAATACCGCTGTATCCACTAATACCACTGTAGCCACTTATTCCAGAATAACCAGATGTTCCGTTTGCGCCAGAATAACCTGAGTAACCAGATGTACCTGCTCCACTAATTCCGCTAAAACCAGAATATCCGCTTATGCCACTGCCAGAGTACCCGCTCAGTCCTGATTCGCCTGAATAACCAGACAGTCCTGAATAACCACTTACGCCAGAGCCAGAATAACCAGAAAATCCACTTAGACCACTGTACCCAGATGTACCCGCACCGCTATATCCAGAAGTGCCAGAACCCGAATAACCACTAAATCCGGAAAAGCCAGATACGCCTGATCCAGAATATCCAGATGTACCGCTGTAACCAGAAGTTCCAATCAAACCAAAAACACCCGGCAACGTCCAAGTCTGAGCAGCCGTGCTTCTAGAGTTAACTATCGTAATAGACACCCAGACCGTGTTTGTCGGGGCTACAGGAGGTTGTGATGTCCATCCTGTTGGGGCAGTACCTACATTAGTTACAAAGCTCCAAGAGCCTCCTGTTGGGGTGGCTGGTTGCGTAGCTGCTTCTTGGAAAATGAACCACTCAAAGTAAGTTCCACCAATATTGGTATTGTTTCCGTAAAGACCGTTAGTCTCTGCGCCATTTGAAGCAACAGAGATATTGGCTGTACTACTTCCGTAAAGTCCACCAGTTGCCATTTGATGTCCTTATTTAAATGTGTATCTGTAATCGCGTGGCTGGAACTCAGACGTAAGATGTCTATCACCGCCAGACCATTTGTCTTTAAAGTTTTGGTCCTCAATAAGCGCGTAAGCCTCATCAATACGAGCCGCCCATTTTTGGGCTTCAGGCGTATTTTTGTTTTTGTCGTAATAGGTTTCCAAAGTTCCGTAAAAGTAACCTTCTGGGAAAGAAGCTAGTACAGCATTGTTTTGGACTATAGGATTTAATGCGTCACCCGTTGGGCTAAACAAAAATGGAAACGTCTTGGTGTAGTACGCCTTGATCGTTACATTTGATCCGGGGTTAGGAGTAAATATATAGTTTTGTCCCACTTCAGAGAAGCTTCCACGAATCACGCGAGGCACACCAAATGGTCTGACATAGAGTTGGTCAATCATGCGCCTACGGATGATCTCTCTGTCTCCCACGCGGTCGTACATGATCCAAGGACCATATCCGGCAGCATTAGGATTTATATTACCGCCTTGGCTTTCTTGGAAAAACAAGATAGGCCAGTTCATGTCGGCAGGAATCGGGGCCATGCCATTAACGTCTGTTGTCAATATATCTGGATTTACCGCTGCATATGGATTAGAGCGTAAAGCTGGCAACTCAATAGTTCTCATTTTCAGTTCGGCAAACTGAATACAGCTTTGTATCTCTATTGCTGATTGAGTGGGCAATTTAAGAACAAATGTTGGAAATGTCGTTGTTACCCAAATGGCATCTGGGTCGTTTACTGTAATGGTCGTAGACGATGTAGCCGTAACTGCCGTAAAAGGATTAACAGTGCTGTTGCCAATAAAATCACCAACATTTATTAAACTAGTTGGGTCAGAAGATACGGTAATAACTCCGGTTGCAGAGTTAAAAGCCGTTGCTGAAATCGTTGTAGTTTGTGGAAGTGCCCCTACCCACTGAGCAACACGGCTTACTAAGACGTTTGCTGATTGAATGAAAAGGGACATAAAACTTCCTTACTTGGTAGGGATAGCTGGATTATAGGGTAATGGTATCTTTCCTGAAGGATGACAAACGAAGTCTGAGTAGTATTCATTGACGATGGCGTAGAACAAAATCTTGTCCTTCTTATCGGTCTTAACCAACTCCCACGGGCGGTTATTGAAATACTTTGAGCAGATCGAATGTGCTATCGCTTTCGGAAGGTTCATAGCCTCAAAAGTGCCAGCAAAAAATGGATTGTCTGTTGTGCCAATAGCCTTATAAAACTCCCTGCGCTCTTTGCAGTATTGTTTTATAGCTTCGACATTGTGTTGGGTGTATTGAACATATCTTTCTCCGTCTTCAGCACCAACTTTGTAATCCAGATTCTTAGTCTTAAATGTTTGCGACCAAGTTCCTGACTTTACTTCGTTGTATAACTTGTCATTGTGGCGCAGTACACCTTCAACCCCTGATTCAAGGTTGCCTTTGGTGTAGTAGTCCTCGTTGACCTTTGCTTCTTCGTTGTTCAGATTCAATTCCATACTATCTCCCATAAAAAAGGAGGCCCCGTAGGACCCCCTTGATTGCTTTGACTATTAGGTCAAATAACGAGCCACTTGTGTGGATGCGCGGGCAGTAGTAACCACAGCACCTGTAGTCATACCAGCCAACACAGCAACACCAGCAGGGTTACGCACGATCAAAGTGCCTTCCATGATGTATTGATCTAAGCTGGCATCAGCGTTAGAGAATACTTCATTGTTTGGTCCGAGTTCGCGCAAGCTACCCCACTGAACCACATCAGGGTTCAAGAACAAGATTGATGTGTTGTCAGAACCAGTTTGGTCCATAACCCATGAATCATCGATCTGGTAGGTGTAGTTGAAGTCACCTTCGTATGTACCAATCGTGTCGCCCTTGTCAGCAGGGTTAAAACGGTTGATAGAACGGCTCTGAGGAATGTTGTCAGAGATGGTGGTACGCAACGATGTAGGCACAACCATGTTAGTGATCTTGGCGTTGAAACGTTGTTCAGCGACAGTCACCAATTGCTTGTACAGCACAGGGCTGAAAGCTTGCAAGGTTTGACCAGTAGCAAACGAGAAGTAACCTAAACCAGCGTTAGCCAATGAACCAGCGAATGGTGTATTGGTTGAAGTGGCGGAAGTTGTATCGTTGCTGTCAGAGGTAGCAATGTTCAAAACGCCTGTACCGCTGGTAGGGTTACCAGAGCGAGTGCCAGCAAAAGAGAACAAAGAACCAAATCTACGACCGTTGTTAGGCGAAGACTGAGTGGTAGATGCTTGACCGCTGTACTTGATAGAAGCAGCATCAGCACGAACCATTTGCAGTTCAACGTCAAACATAATCTCAGTCAATTGCTTGACTTCTTGATATGCCTGTGGATCACCACCAGCTTGTTCCACAGCGCGGGCAGTGCCAGTAGCACCAATCACGGTTGTGAAAATCTGAGTGTAGTTGCCCAAGTTAGCACGGGTGTTAGAAGCGGCTGTTGTTGAATCAACTGCTGCGCCTTCCAATTTAGCGTTCAGTGCTGGGACACGGAAGTAATCATTAGGCCAAATGTGCAGAGTCGAATTGACTTTACGTTTTTTGGACATAGCCATGTTAGTGATCGGAGTGCGGTCTTTAACATAGTTAGAAACTGTCATGTCGAGGTCTTTTACGACAATGTCAGTGGTGTAGGAACCGTTGCCGTTTCCTAGGGATGCAGAGGTGATGGTTGCCATCGTAATACTCCAAAGTTATCGTCTGCGCTTGTTTGCAGACAGAAGGGTTGCCAAAAGGTCACGCGCAGCATTCTTATCGCCAGCTTGTGCTTTCTTTTGAAGTTCTACGGTCTTGTCTTCAGGACTAGTCTTGGCTCGGGTTGCTGGGCGACTGGCGGCTGCCAATGAATTCCCTGCATTCTTCACCTTAGGACCATCCCTAAATTTCATACCATCACGAATTAAGCCAAAAAGAAATTCATCGCTAGAGACTAAATCAAGATTCTTGACTCCTGCCACAAATGATCCTTCTGCGCCTTTCCAGTCCTTAGACAACCTATCCCGAAGTTCGGAATATGTAGCCTTGTTTTTCAGTTCGGCATCAGAGAAACCCTGTCTTGCCTTTTCCAACTGTTCCTGCACGAATGCAGAACGCTGTTGATAGAACTGTTCAACTTTCGGTCTGGTCGCTTGAATAAACTGGCTCTTTTCTTGGATCAACTGTGAGTTTTGACGGATAGCCGCCTCGGCCTCACTTCGCTTCACTTCGTCTTGAGCGCTATTCAGGATTTGCGTCCATTGCTGGTTATATTGTTGAAGGGTTACTAACTCATCCGCTGCCTGTTGTAACTGGGGCTGAATTGTTAACTCTAAACCAATCTGCAATCCATCTAGTTGTATTCTGCGATTCGCTTCATACTCTTCAAAATCAGCACGTTCAGCTTTAAGCTTACGCGCATTTTCATGGATAGCACTTCCTTGACCAAGAATGGCGGCTGCCTTTGATACTGGGATTTCAACAAAACCGCCATCAGCGTCCTTGTTGGGTATTCTCCACAGCATGTCAGGATTAGCCTCTGCAAACTCTAGGAAGTTCACTGCATCAGTTACACCATCGGTGGCTTCATCAGTTTCTTCCGAATCTACAGAATCTGTAGTCTCGACTGCGCTATCTTCAGGTTCGGCTTCCTCACTTGGAGCCGCCTCGGGGGCTTTAGCTTTCGCTTCTACTTGTCCCGCTGGTGGGGCTTGACTTCCATCTGGTTGCGGATTGTTACGCCTGTTGGCGGCAATCATTGCAGAGATTTGGTCTACCGGGTTACTTGCACCAGTTTGCTCAGTGGCGGTCGCATCTGCGATTACGTCTGACATATATTACCTTATTTCGTTAAGTTTCGACTTTTTTCAAAGCCACCTTAGCGAGATATTCACTCTTCTCAACGAAGTCTATGAAATCACGCACTCCAGCAACATAGTATGCGTTGCCTATCCTATCCTCGTCAGATTTGGCCTCTTCCAGCCTTTCTAACATGCTGAACCTGTACAGGTTAAACATCAATGCAAAATCCTCATTCAGCATTAGCCGACTAGCGGCCTCACCGTTTTGGATTACTAGAGCTCGTCTTTCTACATGTGCCTCCTTGTATGCATCCGTTGCTTTAGCCCTGCGGTTAAAGTAATTGCGGATATTCTTTACTAGACTTTTCATTGCTTTTCCTTAATCTACTTGAACTGCCGTCAGCTTTCCTGCCTTCATGGCTTCCATTTCAAAGAAATTGTCCATGTCAATGTCTTCTGCCTTCTTTATATTCAAAGCAGAAACTGTCTCAGATTCTTTGGCCTTGGCTTGGTTTAATCCAACCTTAGATTGGACTTCTTGCTCTGCTACGCCCGGTCCTTTGGCAGCTTGTGCTTGGACCATCTTGGCGGCTTCTTCCATTGTCGGCAAGTAAGCATCACAGTTTTTTACGCCAAGCGTGTACAAGGTGTCCTCAAAAGGTCGTCTTGCTTTAGCAAACAACTCCGGAACACTAGGATCAAGTTGGGCAACTAATTGGGCAAACTGCGCTTGCGCTTGAGCAATCAATTGCTGGCGAGTTAGGCGGTTTTCGTCTGAAAGAAAGCCCAAGGCCAAATCAATGTTGATCATGTTGCGGTCAATAAAATCAAAGTTTTCCATAGACTTAGCATCTAGGAATCCTGCGCCCGGCAACATGGCCTCTGCCAACTGTTGCATGTTGTAGTCGTCACCGTACTGGATCATGGTTTTCCAGACAATGTAGATTAAGTCTTTTAAACCAATAGCGCAGTTCTTGACCATTTCATCTTGGATCAACTGGTTTGGCCCCATAGCCAATTGCAGTTTGTATCCGCTATTGCCGTCTTTCATAACTTCTGGGTTAAGGGTGTCGGCAGGATTGGTCATACCAAGCATACGGCTAGTGTCTTGGTCAAAGCGTTGCATAGCATCTTGGACATAAGCCAAGTTGCCTTCCATTGCTTGGAATTCATAAATGTGTTTAGTAGGATCAAATTTGCGATCCAACACAAACAAGGCTGAAACACCACGCTGAATCTCTTCTGCATCAATAAACTCAGGGTTTACACCTATGCGAGGAGTAGATGCTTGCATTGCAAACGCAATTTCAGCACGGTTGATGGCAGTTTTGTACTCTTGGAGCGGAACTAAACGCTCGGCTTGGCTGTAACCAAAGAAGTTGCCAACAATAGGCTTTGGAACCATTACCGCGAGGGGAATAAAGTCCACTTCTTTAACGTACAAGATGTAAGAACCTGAATAGCAGATTTCAATGGTTTCTTCCTCGCCATCATTATCAATGTCTCTGCGTAACCAAGCGGTAGTCAACATCACTACACGGCTAAAACGGTCTGCTCCTGCGGAAGCAATAACACCTTGACCGGGCACTGGGGTAGAGTCACGCGCATGAAGAGCCAAATCGTTTTCCAAAGCGCCAGCCTGATACGCGCCCGCAGGTCCGTATGCGGCATGTTCGGCAAACTTTTCTAAATCAATATACGGATACTGGGCTTTGGCCTCATGTATGGTCATTGGGTCATAAAAGCCACAAAAATCTTGTTTTCTAATGCCGGGGATCGTTGGGTTACATACAAAATAGTGTTGTGCAACATGTTTAACTTGAATGTTGGTTGAATAGCCTGTTAACTTGTACTTTGCTCGGTAAATGGTGTGCGCTTTGATAGCGTCATTTACTTCTTCTGGACTTGGCTCTGTTGGCATACCTGTTTCATCAGGCATCATGGTTTCTTGGGCTACGCCTTGCAAGTCAACGTCAATCCTACGCATTTGCTGGCGCTTGGCAGTTAAACCTTTTTCAGTAGCCATAATCTCAAAGGAGCGCAAGTTGTCTTTTGTACCTTCTACTTCTTTGTACTGGGTAATCTGTTCGCGCACGGGGGAAACCATGACTACACCGCACTTGTGGAGCAAAGCGTCCTGAGCCCAGTCGCGCACGAACTGATAAGAATCATTCTTACTATTGAGAAAATGCAAAGCCATCTTTGCTGCTTGACGCGCACCGGGTTCGTCCGATTCGCTAAAACGCTCAAAGTCAAAGTTGATTTTTCCGTTTGGCATCAAGCACTTAGTGATGACTGCCGTGGAGTAATCAATGCCGGGAGACACTACAGGAGAAATGTAGTCAATTCCTCGGACTGGCTCTGTAGAGTTTGATACCGCAATGTTTAGATAATGGTAATCACTTAATCTATTAAGAGTATTTTTAGCCTGTGTAAGACGGAGGTAGTCAACCATCTTGAGATAGGCTTCATGTGCAACTTGATATTCGATGCCTTTGTTGCCGGGTGGGCTTTCCAAACTTTCAACAATAATGTTCTGTTTATCTAGCATGTCATATCCTTTGTACCTTGCCTTCAATCGGGGATGGTCGTCTAAAAGCAAATGTATTTGCGCGACTCACGACTGACTCTCCATGCCCTTGAATTAACGCTAATATACCAATTCTTGCAGAATCGATGTGGTCATCAGGGTCTGAGAACCTGCCATGCTCGTCAATTGCATAGTTTCTAGCTTCATCTAGGAAGGCTTTACAAGATTCGTTAATCAAAAACGAATTTCGCTCCATTCCTATCCGCATTATATTGATTCCGTATGCTTTGTGGTTCGTAACCTTGCCTTGATCATTCGCTGGGTTAAGAATTGCACCTGCGATGGTGTTGAGCCCATACGAATCTTCAAATACTTCCCTGACTGATTGTTCGGTAAGGGTATACCGCCCCGCTGTAGCCGCATCATGTGGCAACGCAATCGGGACACCTTTAGACTCCCGATCCAATAGGTAATGAACATATTCGTCTGGCGTTTCCCCAGAGGGGATAGTGATTTGCCTGTGTAAGTAGATAGTCTCTTGTGCTGGGTCTCTAAAAAAGAATGAGATAACCGTTGGGTCATTTTTAATTCCTAAGTCAAAGCTGATCAGACGTTCCAACTTGTCATTGGTCATCAGGTCTACATCGGTAGCCTTATAGGTAGGCCAATTAAGTAACGGAAATACAACGCCTTTGCCAACCAGCGGAATACCTTTCATTCGGCAGTCTCGCTCCCACGGCATAAAGTCTCGGGATAATTGCTCTCGTTCTGCTTGGCTAAAAAACGGCTCACCCCATTCATTCTCATAGGGCACATCATCCCAAGTTACCCGCACATGTGAGTAGCCTTCAATTTGATCCCAGAACTTTCTTACAAGTCCTGACAATCCTTTGAGTGGGGTAAACGAGCATATAACCTGTCCGTTTCTAGCTGCTGTACGCACAACAAGTTCTGAAAAAGTTTCGTCTGGTGGTTGTTCATCAAGGACAACCAAGTCAAGCTCGAATCCTTGCAAGTGGCGAACCTGCTGAGTGTAGTTGGAGAAATAAAGCTTGGACTTTCCACCAGAGACATGCCAAACTTCAATGGATAGGACGTTGGCTCCATCGGATCGGTAGGATTTGTCATCTATACATTCCTTGGGTATTGCACCTGTACCAAGTTTATAGCCCTGCTTAATGTCATCACATCCCAGCAATTTGGATTGCAAAGTTTTGGCTACCTGTTCCCAAGATTCACCCGCAGCCATAGCAATTACAGGTTTGTCCCAGCGCTTACCTTTCCAGCTTTCAGGATAACGCCCAGTCAAGTGGTAGGCAGTCTCAAAGGTTGATGCAATAGTTTTGCCGGCACGGTTGGCAGCAATCATTCCTCTACGGGTGCTAAACAAGCCAGTTTTAAAAAACTCTTCTTGGTATTTAAACGGTCTAAACCATTTGAGTTGATTAAATTGCATGTCATGGGCTATCTTTGCCCGAGCATGCATCATCTTCTTTTTCTGATCTGGGTTTAGCAAGTTGGAGGCCTTTTTTCCTCCAGCAAGTTTGACTAGATGTTTTAAAGCGCGGTCTTTGTAGATCGGCTGGATGTAGTCACTTGCTTCACTTTTTGCCATAACGATCTCGAATGTCGAGCAAGATATTGGCTGCGTTTGCTAAATAGTGAATCTCATGTGGCTGAAGCTTGAACTCGGATTGGAGGTCTTTTTGTAACCACTCCAATGTTTTCCTTGCACAGACTTCAGCTTGTCCAGACAATCTCTGCCGAAATATTGCAGAGAGGTCTTCCATTTATGCCCAAGGGTTTGCGATGTTCTTGGCTGTAACGGTAACCATGTCACGGTCAATCATTGACCAGATACCACTTCCCTTTTCGCCTACGCAGTAAGTGTGTAGACCACGGCCTTCTTTGGTAAAAGTGCCATCAGCATTACGCATTACTGTTTCAGGAGTACGGGGGTCAATCCATGTGTACTTTTCAGGCACGGTCTGCCCATAGCGGTTTTTCTTTTCACCCATAGGAACTTGCTCAATAGGTCCTGTAATGGTGTAAGTGATCATTCCATTTTCATACTTGCGGAACTCAATGTAGACCTTTTTGTCAGACTGGGGGTCTAACGGATGGGGCATATTGGTAGCGCCAAAGAAATGAACCTGTGCATCAGGGTCTGGCAGGTTTGGATCGCGTGGGGGAAGTACCCGTAATGGGTCTTCAGGAATCTCATCCTTCTTATCCATGTACGGGTTTGCGCCCGTAACAAATTCGGTAGGAATCTTCTTTCCTTCTAGCGCGTTCTTGGCGACCTGATATTGGTCGTCTTTGGGTTTACCAATAAGGTCTAAAGAAATTAGTCCGTTTGTCTTGTCAAAAACAAATTGTGCTAATTCTTTAGCCGTGGGTAAATCAGCCTTTAAGGCTTCTATGTCATACGTTGCCATGCTTTTTCCTTACTCTTGTGGAGGTGCTTCAGCGACTGCTTCTTCTACCTTTGGTTCTTCCTGAACAATTTCGTCACCAACTTGCGGTTTGTGAGCGGCAATATATTCAGCACTTAAATGGACTTTGTCTGCACCGCAGATAGCCCAAACTTGGTTCTCTTCATCACGGGTGAAGTCATCAATAATCATGGTTGCACCTTTGCTTTTTCTTTAACAGTTTTAAATTTACCGCCAGCCGAAACATTGTTAGTTGTTTGGTCAGACAGGTGACGTACAGTAAATGCTTGACGCACAGCGCCAGCTACCATATCTCTGCGTTTGTTCTCGCCATCAAAGCCAGACAATTTGTCGTTGATGTGGTTAGCATTGCCCTTAGACATCTGCTTACCGCCATTAATTACTCTTCCGTATCCAGACATATTGGCCTCACTTTGTATAAGAAGAACTTAGGTAACCATCATTGCGAATCTTGCCATCGTAATCACAATTTGTTTTGAGCATGACAGGTTGCTTGCGACCAGAAGTAGCACCAGATGCGGTGTTACTAGTAGCCTTGGCAAAAGCAGGAGCGCCTTGTGAACCAGAAGGTTGGCTAAGGCCGTGCTTGGTGTTAGTCATAGCAGTCACACCTTTATCGTGTGAAACTATATGAGTAGAAGCGTTGCCCTTGCGGTTAGGCATTTGGGTCATTAGGGTTGGGGCTTTGTTGCCCGAGGTGTAGCCGCTCATTGTTTGCCTTTCGGTTAAGTACGGTTTAATTTTAAACTTTTCTCAAAGATTCAAGAAAGTCATCCATCGACTCTTCCATTGTGGACTCTTCGTCCCTAATGATGTTTTGCACATGTTCAATTGAGATAACAGGCGCACGGGAAGATTCAAACGGGGCCAGTTTATCAGCAATACGCGCTTTATCCTTAATGTCCAATTCGTCTGACTGCATAGCTTCAATCAGCACTTCCATAGCAGTCTTCAAAGGGGGCAGACCTTTGGCAGCACGTTCAGCATTGAGTTCGTTAAACAAAGCACCGTATTCGGTAACCTTGTTGACCACGGACTTAGGACGGCCTCTAGGTTTTAACTTGACGACTTCAGACATTCAAATCCCTTTTCGGTACGAATCCAAGCATAGGACCCGTTAACAGTAAACCCACGTTTGGCGTGAATTTTCATAAACACATCATGGTCGGCACGAATACTAGTCGAGCAAACCACAGGCACACCCCAAGTATGCGCCCATAGTATATGTTGGTCAATCATCTCATTTACAAGCCTGATCCTAGTCTTGGCAGGCAGGTTCAAATCAAGGTGGTGCATCTTGGCGTTACTAATCTCATCGTTGGAGTAAGACGTATAGCCCCCACGATCAAACCAGCAAAACCCTTGT